TTTATAATACTATGAGTAAACGTATAAATAAATACAGAAAAACAACACCATCAAAAGCATCTAGCTCAAAAGTTAGTTTTGTTAATTTATCATCTTACACATCTCCAGAGATTGTAGAAACAAAGAATAAAGAATGGGTTGAATTTGGTGCTGATAACAATTATTTTCAGTTCTTAATTGACAGAGCAAACGGAAGTGCTACATCAAGTGCTTGTATTACTGGTATATCTCAAATGATATATGGTAGAGGATTAGATGCAACAGATAGTTCAAAAAGACCAGAACAATATGCAAGAATGTTATCTTTATTTAAGAAAGATGATGTAAGACGTTTTGCATACGATTTAAAACTAACTGGACAATGTGCAATACAAGTAATATACTCAAAAGATAGAAAGTCTATTGCTAAAGTAGAACACTTGCCAATTGAGACTTTAAGAGCAGAAAAATGTGGAGCAGAAGATAAACAAGTACAAGCATATTACTACCATCCAGATTGGGTTAATATAAAGCCATCTGAGAAGCCTTTAAGAATACCAGCCTTTGGTATTTCAAGTACACCACAACCAATTGAAATTTTATATGTTAAACCTTATGAAGCTGGTATGTATTACTATTCTACTCCAGACTATCAAGGTGGGTTACAATATGCAGAGTTAGAAGAAGAAGTATCTAACTATCATTTAAACAATATAATGAATGGACTTGCTCCATCAATGTTAATCAACTTTAACAACGGAGTACCAGACGAAGAAAAACAAACCTTAGTTGAGAATAAAATAAAAGCTAAGTTTAGTGGTAGTAGTAATGCTGGTAAATTTATACTTGCTTTTAACGATGATAAAGAATCAGCAGCAGATATAAATCCAGTACAATTATCAGATGCACATAACCAATATCAATTTCTTTCTGAAGAATCACAAAAGAAGATAATGATATCACACAGAATTGTATCTCCTATGTTATTAGGTATAAAAGATTCAAGTGGTTTTGGTAACAATGCAGAAGAATTAGAAACTGCAACAGTATTAATGCAGAACACAGTTATAATACCTTTTCAAGAGCTTTTAACAGATGCCTTTGACAAAATACTTGCTTTTAACAATATTAGCTTAAACCTATATTTTAAGACGTTACAACCATTACAATTTATTGACTTAGAAAATGTAAAAGACGAAGAAACAAGAGAGCAAGAGACTGGTGTTAAGATGTCAAAAGTATTTTCTGATTTAGAAGAATTTGGAGAAGATGAAGATTTAGAGAATTGGGAATTAATTGATGAAAGAAAAGTTGATTACGATACAGAAGATGAATTAGACGAAGAATTAAATAAATTAAACAATCCTAAATTATCTTTATTATCAAAGGTTTGGAATTTAGCAACAACTGGAACTGCTAGACCAAATGCAAAGAGTGAACAAGATGGAGAGAATGAAGAAGGAGTACAATTCAAAGTAAGATATCAATATGCACCTTTAAGAACAAGTAACAATAGTAGAGAGTTTTGTTCAAAAATGGTTGCAGCAAAAAAGATATACAGAAAAGAAGATATTCAGCAAATGAGCCAAAGGGCAGTTAATGCTGGTTGGGGATTAAACGGAGCTGATACTTATGATATATGGTTGTATAAGGGTGGCGGAGATTGTCATCATTTTTGGATGAGAAAAACATATAGAGCAAAGAGTGCTAAGACAAAAGCTGACGTTGGTAATCCAAATGCTGAGGTAAGTGTAAACAAGGCAAAAAAAGAAGGATTTAAACCAGAGGTAAATGCAAAAGAAGTTGCAAAAAGACCAACGGATATGCCAAATAACGGATTTGTAAATAAAAAGAGATAATAGATGGCAACTGCATTATTTATAAGTAGAACAGATTTAGTAAAAAATAGTATTGTTGATGGAAACGTTGATACAGATAAATTTATACAATTTGTTAAGATTGCACAAGAGATACACATTCAAAACTATTTAGGAAGTAAGTTGTATGATAAAATATCAGCAGACATAATTGCAGATACTTTAACTGGTAACTATTTATCTTTAGTTACAGACTATGTACAACCAATGTTGATTCATTACGCAATGGTTGATTATTTACCATTTGCAGCATATCAAGTAAAGAATGGTGGAGTGTTTAAACACACATCAGAAAATGCTGAAAGTGCTTCAAAAGATGAGGTTGATTTCTTAGTACAAAAACAAAGAGACTTTGCAGAATATTATTGTCGCAGATTCATTGATTACATTTGTTTTAATAGCACTTTGTTTCCAGAATACACAAGTAATACAGATTCTGATGTATATCCAGATAAAGATGTAAATTCTTCAAACTGGGTATTATAATGGGTAGATACAAACCAAAGAAACATAATATTGTAAAGTTAAAAAAATACTTAACAAAAAAGACAAAAGATGGCAAACGAAATATATCCAGTTAGTTGGTGGGGTAATCCAGTTCAGAATGACTGGGGTGGTATCTATTATGATTTTGCATACCCAAGTGCAATACCTAGTTTATTAACTACATTACAAGCAAGAGCATCTTATTACGAGAATGTAACTTGTACAACTGCAACATTAACCACAATAGAAAACATAGAATAAGATGGCAGATAATTTATTAGATAAAGCATCAATATTACTTACACCAACTGCATACGACAATGGTAGTATGTTAAGTATAAAGCCAGAGAATGGAGATGGAGATTTTGACTTTGAAAGAAATTCTGCTGCAACTAGAGTTAATGCACAAGGTTTAGTAGAGAATGTACAGATAATCAGTTCAGAGTTAGTTTCAAATGGTAACTTTTCACAGATAGGTACAGAAGAAGTTTTAAACGGAAACTTTTCACAAGAAGGAAGTGAGTTAGTTACTAATGGAGATTTTAGTGTAGATAGTGATTGGGCTAAAAATAATGGTGCAACTATAAGTGGAGGTAAAGGTAACATAATTGGAGACGGCTCATCATTTACAAACTTAACTCAGGCGAATGTATTTACTATTGGAAAAAATTACAAGGTTACAGTTGATGTAACTATTAATAGTGGATTAGGATTAAAATTTCAAGATGGTGCTACGGATTCTAACTTTGGAACTGCTACAACAAGTGGCTCATATACCTTTTATGGTGTAGCTAATAATTCTAATTTTGTGATAGGTAGAAAAACTGGAGGTACTGCTTTTGATTCCTCAATAGACAACGTTTCAGTAAAAGAAGTCGGGCAAAATTGGACTTTAGGAAGTGGTTGGAGTATTGGAGAGGATAAGGCTATTAGTGATGGAAGTATTACTAATTTAGACCAAAGTGGTGCTTTTACAAGTGGTAAGACTTATAAAGTAGTTTATACTATTAAAGACTACGTTAGTGGAGACACAAGATTTAGATTTACTGGAACAAGTAATGAAAACGGAACTTTAAGAAGTGCTAATGGAACTTATACGGAATACATAACATTAACAAATAATCAATCCATTTTAAGATTTAGATATTCTGGTGTATTATCTATAACAAACATCTCAGTTAAAGAAGTAGACCCTAATGGGTATTGGAATTTAATAGGAGGAGCTTCATTTAGTAATGGTGGTGTTAGATTAGAGCATACACCTGCGGCAGGTCAGTTTTTAAGTACGAATATTTTAACTGTAGGAAAGAAATATAAACTAAGTTATGAAATAACAGAAAGTAACTCAGGAGGAATAAAAGAAGTTTCAGCATTTAATCAAACAATGGACTCAGGTTTAGGTGTGCATACGTTAGAATTTGAAGCTTTATCTTCTCAACTTTATTTTTCAAGGACTTCAGCGGCAAGTAATGATGTAGTAATAGACAACATCTCAGTTAAAGAAATAACAGACGATACAAACATACCTAGAATAAACTACGAAGGGTTTAGTTATCAAGATTCTTTAGGAAGTGAGTTAATTACTAATGGTAATTTTTCTAATGGATTAACAAATTGGACTAATAATTCTTCTTGGTGGAGTATTGTAAATGGAGAAGCATATCATCCAGCATCAACCTCAATGAAACCACTATCTCAAAGTGTATCAACAGAAGTAGGTAAAGAATATAAAATAAGTGTTAATGTAAATATTGTAAGTGGAACACCACAAGTTTTTTGGGATAAGGTATCTGGTCAAGAAGCACAGAGTTTATCACAAGGTCTTAATGAAGTTATAGTAACAACTTTTAAAACAAATAGTGCAATTTATTTTGGTAGAGTTCCTTCAACAAATACAGAGTTTTATATAGACAACGTATCTGTAAAAGAATATCT